GGCTGTTTGCCTGCGGCAACGGTAAAATCTGGGACGTTTCCACGCCTGCCGACATCAGGGAAGTGAGCTCGGATCATCAGTACAACAATTGGCAGTATGTGCAGTTCAAAGACCGGATTCTGGCCTGCAACGGCTACGACAAGCCTTTGAGCTGGCAGAAAGACGAAGAAGGCGAGTGGGTATGGAAAGAAGCCGAATTTACCGGCAGCGGCCTTGATCCGCAGAAGCTGATCAATGTGGCGATGTCGAAGCAGCGCCTTTTTTTCGTTGAGCATAATTCGCTGAAATGCTGGTATTCGGAAAGTGCGGGAGAAGTGCAGGGGACGTTGATGGAACTTGACTTTTCCGCCCTGGTGACCCGCGGCGGCTGTCTGCAGGCGGTTGCCGGCTGGACGCAGGACGGCGGGCAGGGGATTGACGACCTGACCCTGTTTATCACTTCCGAAGGGGAAGTTCTGGTTTATGCCGGTTCCGATCCGAGCAACGCGGACGACTGGAGTTTGAAGGGTAAATATTACGTCAGTCGTCCGATCGGATATCGCTGCACGTTTCAGTACCGGGGAGACGTGGTGATGATTTCCGAAGACGGATATGTTCCGCTTTCCCAGGTAATGCCGCTGGCCCAGGGGGGAACCGCCGGACTGGCCTACAGCGACAAAATCCGCGGGTTGGTACTGGAAAGGGTGCGCGACAACAAAACCCTGCCCGGCTGGCAGGGCATCATTTATCCCCGCGGAGGATATGCCCTGTTTAACGTGCCGGTGAGAAAGCAGTTTGAACAGCACGTGATCAATCTCAGTTCCGGCGCGTGGTGCCGTTTTACCAATATTCTTTCCCTGTGCTGGGGGCTGCTTTCCGGGCGTCTGTATTTCGGTTCGGAAACAGGCGTTTATCTGTTTGACGAGGGATATTCGGACAACGGACTGCATATTTTGGGCAATATTCATCAGGCGTATTCCGATTTCGGCTGCGGCAATTTGAAAAAAGTGCAGATGATTAATCCGCGAACCAAAAGTTCAACCCGTTTTGCGCTGAACATTTATGTCAATACCGATTTTGACGACAGCGAGCAGGGGTATCAGGAAAACATCGGCAATACCGGGTTGACGAAATGGGCCGGCGGCGGCGTTTCTACCAAATGGAGCAGTCTCGGCATGCCGAAAGGAACCAAATGGGCCACTTTGAAAGGGGCGGTTTATAACCGGTGGATATGCTGCAGTGCAAGCGGTTTCAAATGTTCCGTCGTATTTAAAACCAAAACCCGGGGCAATCTGATCGAGTGGCATAATACGGGGATACGCTATGAGCAGGGCGGCGGAATTTTGTAAAATTGCGGTCGATGACGACGGGCGTTTGTCGGCGTTGATCTGCCGAAAGCTCAATATGCGGCTGCCGGCGGAAAGAATTGCCGGCAGTCTTGGTTTTCTGCTCGGCGGAAAGCTTGCCGGCGGCGTTTTGTTTTCGGACCTGCGGCCCGGCTGCGACGTGTGGATCAGCATTTATGCGGACGATAAGCGTTGGTGCAGCCGGCGCGTTCTGCAAACGGTTTTCGGTATTGTTTTTGACTTCTGGGGATGTCGGCGGGCAAACGCCCTGATTGATACGGATAACAAAGCCTCGCTCAGGCTGGCGGAAGGCGTCGGTTTCCGATATGAAGGCAAAATGCGTCAATACCGGGAAAACGGCCGGGACGTCTATGTTCTCGGCATGTTAAAAAGTGAATGTAAATTTTTGAAAGAAAAGGAGAAATAATATGTCTAACAGTTTTGGCGGGGGAACCAGCAGCGGCAGCAGAAGCGTAACTGCCAGACCGGAGGCGATGTGGGCGGCCAATAATTTTACCGACTATCTGAAAAGTTTGAACACCTCGACGGTGGACAATACCTATCAAAACATTGCCAACAACGCTTACGAACTGTCGTCTCAGCTGCCCAACTACGTTTACAGCGTGGACGGCTCCGACGCCGCGCGCCAGCGGATGGAAAACGCCGTATATAATCAGGCGGCGGGCAGACTGAACAAACAGTTTTCGGAAGATATGTCCGCGTTGAACACCAAATTGCAGAACCAGGGATTGTCGGTTGGCAGCACGGCTTATCAGAACGCGGTTTCGTCTTTGCAGGACTCTCAGTATGACGCCTTGAACAACGCCGCTTACGAGAGCATCATTCAGGGACAGAACGCCTTTACCAACAGTCTGAACAACGCGGTTACCGCGGGCAACTTTACCAACAATGCCCGCCAGCAGTCGTTGAGCGAAATTTTGCAGATTCTGCAAAACAGCATCAGCGGCTATCAGGTTCAGAAGGATATTTTTAATGCCATCAACAGCGCGGCCGGACAGGTGACGACGCAAGATGCGTATCAGGGCAAGAGTAACGGACTGAGCGTTCAGGACGTGGTTTCGCTCGCTTCTTCGGCGGCGACGATTGCGGCTGCGGTGTCCGACATCCGGCTGAAAGAAAACATTTCTCCGGTCGGGCGGCTGGACAACGGTTTGACGGTATACCGATTCAATTATATCGGTTCGCCGCAGGTTCAGATCGGCCTGATTGCGCAGGAAGTCCGCGACGTTAAGCCGGAAGCGGTGATCGTCGGCGACGACGGCTATTTGAGAGTGAACTACGCTCTGGCCTGTGAAAAATAACGTTATTTTTTAATTCTGACCCGGAATCTTCATTCCGGGTCTTTTATTGCAGGAGAAAACACATGCCTTTTGATTCACAAGGAAATTTTACCCGGCTTCACAGCTGGGAACAGGACCGGATCGACGATATTGACATTGTCACCGACCATCATGACGCCGAAGACGATAATTTTGCCGACGGTTTTAACCAGTGCTTTTTGCGCAGCGGCGTGGTGCCGATGAAGGGCAACCTTAATGCCGGCGGTTTCAAGGTCACCCGCGTGAAAGAAGCCACGGACGATACGGACGCGGTCAATTTGTCGCAAGTGGAAACGAAAGTGGAAGAGCTTAAGACGGAAATTACAAAGACTATCAACGATTCGTTGATGATCGGCGACATTAAATGCTCAGCTTTGCAGAAGGACCACGGCAATTGGATGATTTGCAATGGACGGGCGCTTTCGCGCGAAGATTATGCCGACTTGTTTGAGGCCATCGGCGAAACTTTCGGTGACGGCAACGGCATTACCACTTTCAATCTGCCGGACTGCCGCGGCGTGGCCGTGCGCGGCTATGACAACGGGCGCGGTTATGACAGCGGCCGCAAGTTCGGTTCTTATCAGGCAGATCAGATGCAGACGCATACGCACGGGGTGCCGGGGGTTCAGTCTTTTTGTTCCGGCGGCGGCCGCAACATCGGCGTTTATTATGCGAGCGACGCGTCGGCTTCGGCGGATTTCAAGACTTCGAGCAACGCTTCGGGACGGACCGGCAGCGAAACGCGGATGAAAAACATTGCGCTCAATTATTTTATCAAAGTAAAGGAGGATTAGGTTATGGCAGGGGATATGACACAAAACGGAATTGTCGTCCGGCAGGGGGACAGTTTCGATATTCTGTTGCAATTCCGGAATGCCGACGGAAAAGCGATCAATATTCAGGATTGGCAAATAAAAATGTCGGTTTATGATGCGGACAGGAAAGTTTTGAAGTTCAGCAAAAACGGGGAAATTTTCGACGTTAAGGAGGGCAAGGCCCGGATTGAGCTTAAACCGGCAGACACCGGCATTGATGCCGGCGATTATGTGACGGATATTCAGGTCACCACCGACCAAAACGACGTGCATACCATTTTTCCGCAAGACGTTAACCGGGTCGGCGTGTTCCGCATTACCGAACAAGTGACGAGGTGAGCAAAATGGTAAAAGAAGATGCAATTTGGGATGTAAATACCGGACAGTCGGCCAAGCTGGAAGTCCTTTTTCAAGATGAGGTGCGGTTGGATATCAACGTATCTCTTGTTTACATTAAATCCGGCGAAGAAGAAATCAAACAATATGTTGACGAGGTAGCCAAACCGGAGCTTGACGTTTGCGTCGAAAATAAAAAGGACGTTATTGCGGAAGCGGCGGACGACGGTGTTGATGTAATTAATAAGGCGGCGGAGAATTCCGAACGGATTTTAAATAGTTATGTTGAAGAAGTGGGCAAACCGGAAATAACTTCATATGCCGAAACAACGGTCAAACCGGAATTGCAGTCTTTTGCCGACGGGCTTGAGGAAGCGTTTGACAACAATGCGGCGGAAAAAACGGCGGCGGTCGAAGCTCTGGCGGAACAGGCGGG